ACCTGTTACATCATGTTTTGTATATACAAGACCATTATAATCAGAAATATCAATATAGTCTGTACAGCATCTTGTTGATGTTAGTTGTTCTTCTCCGTTAGAATACAGTATTCCTGCATTTTTTATTATATGCACTGGAAGAAGATAATTAAGGTCTTCCGTACCTTTTTGTGCGTAATCTGCAAGTAAGAAACCGCCTGTTACTTGTCTGTTAGCCGTGTAAGTTAATAGTAAAGTATCAGTGGATAATATCGAGTTTACATCCTTTGCAACTATAGTATCTTGGTCAGTAAAAACATAACAAAAACCTCCATCTAATGGTTGGACAGCTGTTCCTATATTAATTACTTTTTTTACACCATCATAATCTATGATGATTATCTTATCAAAATATACAGAACCGTCTTTATAATATTTGGTATTAGATGAAGTATAAAGATTTTTAATCGTCTCAGATTTTATGCTATCATAAAATTTATAGCATTTAACATTGTATTCTCCAAGTACGGAATTTTTACTAAAGAGTAGATAGGAACATCCTGCAGGTATTACTATTTTGTAATATTGTCCTACAGCTGAAACAGTTATAACATCTGTACCGCTTACAAGAGGTATTTGAACACTCGCAGATGCACTCTTAGATGTGGCAAACGCGATATTGAAGTCACGTATCCCACTAACCAGATAATAGATGTCTCCTTCTGATACAGGAACGGCAGCATGTTTATAATTATTATTTGGACCAAAAGTTCCATCATTTTTAATTGTATAATCTGCTAATGGATAATTCTTTACTTCAGACAACACTCCGAGAAAATCATCACTGAGAGACTTCTTCGTAATATCGAGTTCCCAATTTGCTATATTGGTAAAGTCAGCAATAGCGGTGCTTGTGCTTGCATACCTATACTGTACATACTTATTGTCAGAACTCTGTATGAACTTGATGCTCATACCACCCATCTTATAAGCAGTAGGAAGTTCACTCATAGCAGTCAGTGCAGCAGAAAGATTTGCATAACTATCACCAGTATGTGCCGACAAGTCAAACGCAGAGCCATTCCTGATGATACTATTAAACACCCCACCACTCTGCACTGGCTTCACGCTGTCCGGTGTGGGCATTTCGTCCATACAGTCAAGAACAGCACCGACGGTCGGCACCTTCGCACGCTGCGCAGCAGATGGGTCGTCGAAATCCTCCGCTGTAGCAATACCGATGTCACCGCCACCGATGGAGATTTCAGCCAATTGTTCCACCGTCTCCAGCCGTTCATTGATATTGTCCGTCCGTTCGTCGAGAGTTTCAACTTCCCCTGCGACAGGCGACACCTTCTCGGCAATCGTCGTCGCCAATACCTTCGGAGAGATAAGACGGCCATCTTCGACGACACCTTCACTCGCTTCCGCCTGTGTCATCGGTTCAATGCCGATTTGGGAATTGGGTACCTTTCCATCTTCGTTGAGTGTTGCAAGGCCGCCAGCCGCACCGATTTTGTTGAAGACATAGGTCTCAATGTAATCAATGAGATTCTGAAGAACCTCATACGTCTGCTTAAAGAGATAGTTCATAATTTATGCTTGGTTTTATAATACAATTCAATACCTTGACTGTCTAATAGTTCTACGCCGTCGCAGTCTCGCATCTTCACTGCGAAATAGATACCCTTCTCCAAGTCCGGCCGCTCCTGCGCCGTGATCTGCATCTGGTTACGCTGCCGCTCCGCGTTAAGTTGTTGCACCTCGTACATCTTCCCGTCGTGCCACAGCAGCGACTCACGCGTCACCTTTGGGTTCCAGCGCAAACGGAACATCACCGTGTCGTAAGCATCCATCGCACCCTCTCTGAGAGCCGACAGGCCACGCACAAAGTCTATGGCCGCCCACACCTCCTGACTCACCACATACGTCTGGCCGTTCGAGCCACGCCCGAACTCACCCGCGCTCGCCGCCATCCTCGACAGCACCGCCACGCGCTTATTCATCATGCCAGTCGAATAACTCATAGTAGCTTCATGTAGGGTTTAATTAAGAGGTCAAACGTGTAAGGCACAGCGTGCATCTGCTGCACACCCACCGGCGACCGCTGCGAGTAAGACACATCCACCAGCATCAGCGAAGCCTGCACCACAGCCTTCGGCACCTCGCCATACTCCGAGAGGAAATCGTCGTAGCTCCGCCCTGTGATGTTCAGCACCGTTTCCTCGGCGGCCTCGCCGTAGAGTTCCAGCAGCGCGTCCTCGCAGTCATACTCAATGCGGCTGTGCGACTTAATCAGTTCGAGAGAGAGATATTTCATATTTCATCAATTTTCACTTCACCAACAAAACACCGACAGGGGTTTACTCCAACTCCAACGCACCGCAGCCCTGCAACTTCCACGACCCCTGCGCCAAGTTGCCACGCGTCGCCGTAATCTTAGCCGTTGCCACGTTGGCATAGCCAACCAAATAGTAGCCGTCGCCAGAGTCCATCCGCACCTGAATCTGCTCGCCCACCTCAATCAGGCGAAGCCGCGAATAATACGGCGACAGCACCAAGAACGAAAGGTCGATGCTCCAACGCTTCCGACCATTGAGGTAGTCGCGCCACACGCCAGTCGTCGGCGACGAAATCTCAATCTGCTCGGCATCCACCTGAATGCTCATCGACTTCGACGCAGCAACAGGAACCCACGTATTCCCATCCTTCCTGCTGATGATGATATTATTACCTTGTACCATATATTACGAAATTTCTGTTATAGTTACTCTTGCCACATCGTCGCGCCAGTCGTTGCTGATACACGTAGGATAACCCGAAATTTCATGCGTGTCAATCTTCGTATGCGGGTCAACGGAGATGGCGTTCTTCCGAAGTTCAACTCGTTCAATGGTGCGCGTTTGCTGGCCCATCCGAATCAAGCGTGAAAGCAAAAACTCCTCGGGGCGTGCCTGCAATCCCTGACCGCGTAGCGAATAGGACACATCAGCGCAATATGCACCCGAGGGGTTCAGGATAATGCCATAGCCAAATTCGTTGCCGTTGTACGAGGCGAAGATGGTTGAGACCTCTTCCTCATCAGAGAAATCCACGTTGGTAACCTCGATATACTTGTTTTCCGACGATGTATTGTCCGAATTGCCACTATTCTTCACGAAGCCAATCGTCAGAGATGTTAGACGCGCATTGCTGGCCGTCTGGTCTTCAAGAGAGACACTGACAAATTCAATCGTCATGATGCCGCCGATGGAAAAACCACTCACGGGTATGCCATAGCCCTCATAGGGCGGACGCGAACTGGATAGAACCCGATTGTCGAAGATTCTGCCATTAACTGTTCCTGAAGAAGGAGTTTCACCTTCCACACCGAAAGGCACGTTAAACATTGATTCCTCATTAGTCCAACCTTCACCATTCCAATAGTCGTCGCCAATACGCAAGCGCATCCGGAAGTAGCCATTGCTCGCAGAAGAAGTGCCGCCGTTGATGGTGATAATACCATCCGACAGGCTGAAGAAATTCTTCGAGATAATCCGCGCGGCATAACCGTCAGTGCGCAGGGTGCTGATACTAATGTAAGTCTTCCAATCATAATTGTGCTTGTATTGCTCCTTCGACACTTCAACCTCATCGGTAAGGTACACACTGGCGCGGGTAAGAGCCTGTTCTACGTACAGCTGCAAATCGTAATTCCTCGTGCTGTAGCCTTCATATAGCCCCCTTATGACGTAATAAACCATGTCCCCTTGCGTACCACGTTCAACATGGCCATTCTTCAGCAAGTCCTTCAACTCGGCAAAATCAAACGTCAAAAGGTCATCTTGCTTATTGATGTCTGCCGTCACCGAAGCACGGCGAATGCCGCGATGTATCTCCGTTTGGTTGTCATCCGACGCATATACATTGTCATCAGTGTCAACAAACCGATAACTTCCCGTCTGATAGGGTGGGGTACTGCCTGCAATAATGTCGTCGAGGTCGCCCATGTCAATTCCCGTTAATTCAGGAGCAAATGACACGTCTGGAGACATAAAATACACACTATCCCGATAAGTGCGGCAGGTCCA